GAAGAGGTAAAACGGGATCCATCAGTTGTTTTTAATGGAGGGTAAAACCTCAAACCTTTTCTTATTTTTTATGCTGACTAAGTCGGCGTTTTAAATGTTAAAAGGTGTAAAAGGTTTGTAATTCATTTGCTTTAATATATTTGCTAAAGCATCTTCATGACGTGCTATATTATGAACAGCACCTGATATAGCCGATTCATTTTTGTAATAAGGCATTTTTCGAATTTTTTTGAAAAATTGTGTAATCCTATATGTTTTCCATTTGTTTTGTATTGCTGTTGCGGAATGAACTTCATGTTCTAACGATTGGATAACTGGATAATATTTAATTGCAAAAGGTAACAACATTGTAAATGATATAGTATGTATATTTAAAATAACCTTATTTCATTTTTTAAATAAGTAATCAAAAATATGAAGCAAATAAATATTATAATTATAAACTATTTTCATAAATATAATATATTCAATTAATCGTTTAAAAATATGAATAACAATATACTAATTAACTAGTATATGGAAAAAATAATCATTCACGAAGAGATATATAAAAAATTGGATCATTTTATAAAAATAAAAAAAATACCAAATATACTATTTCACGGGAAATATGGATGTGGTAAAAAAACAATAATCAATGATTTCATTAACAAAATATATAACAACAAGTATACAAAAGATTTGGTAATGTTTGTCAATTGTTCGCACGGAAAAGGTATAAAATTTATACGAGATGATTTAAAGTTTTTTGCGAAAACAAACGTACAATATAATGAAGGCAATGTGAATTTCAAAACAATTGTATTATCAAATGTTGATAAACTTACAATGGATGCTCAATCTGCATTAAGAAGATGTATTGAGTTATTCAGTTATAATACTCGTTTTTTTGTAGTTGCTGAAGATAAATACAAACTAATGAAACCAATATTGTCGCGATTTTGTGAACTATATGTTCCTGAACCGATTTATCAAGGTAAAATTATTAATTTGAATAGTTATTTATTAGAAAAAACCTTTAAAATAAAAAGTTATAAAACCAAAAGAATGACATGGTTAAAAAAAGAATTACAAAAATTATTTGATATTTCAACAGAAAATATGACGTTACCATTAATATCAGAAAAAAGTGTTTTATTTTATGAGAAAGGATATAATTCCATAGAAATGATGGATGTAATAAAAAATTTGGAAATTAATAAAAACATAATTGAAATATATTTATGTCATAATAAGATGCGAAAAGAAATAAGAAATGAAAAAATATTGATGTTAATGATACTGAATTGTATATATTTACAAAAAATAGATGTTAATATAGGTGATTTATCATTTTTATAAAATAATACTAATGAGTTCAAAAAATCAAATAATTTAGTAAATAAAATGTATAAATGGACGATTTCAATTTAAAATCTTTGAGTGCATCAAAAAATGAGTGGGCTAGTCGTTTGATTAATATTTTATCTCCTTGTGTTGTTGAAGGATATAAATCCATATTAAAAGAATCAATTAAATTATGTAAAAATAATAATGAATCGGAAAAATACTTGATGACGTTTCAAAATTTGATATCAAGAATACCAAAATGGAATGCTAGTATTATTGAAGAAGAGAAGAATAGAATAATTGAAAAATCAAATTGCAATTATTTGGAAGATTTGGTTACTTGTATTCACATTATTCAATTAAAAACATTGACCGCAATGAGAGTTGGTAATAAACAAAAAAAAATTGATATTGATATACCCAAAATAGAGGATTTCATACATAAAATTTACATCAATTCGGCACGCAAATTATATCAAAATGTGTATTTATTTGAAAAGTTTATTCCACCATTACAAGTACAAAAGAATCATCGTGAGTTAGAAATTATTATAAATGAATGTATATTAAATACAATTCGTGAAAATATTCCCGTAGACAACATATTGCGAGCTTATTTAGACGAAACAATAGAAGAAGAAATAGAGGAAGATGTAAAGGAAGAAGTTATTGTGAAAGCATTGCCAGAAAATATTAAAGAAGAAGATAGTGCTAAAGAGAACCTTTATATAACGAAATATGATGAAGTAGATAAAAATGATATTGATGTATCAAGATTGCCAAAAGAAGATGTTAATATTCCGGAAATAGATAATTTAGAAGATGAAACCCAATTATTATCTTTTAATGATACAGATTTTGTTAAGGATTCAAATGATATAGAACATAATATTGAAGCGCCAAAAGATATAGATACATTAGAAAAAATAAGTGAAATAAGAAATAATCAGCGCAAGGAAGATGATGGTGATGATAGTGACGATGAAAAATTAAATATTTCAAATGAAGAAATAAAATTGGATGATTTAGACATTCATTCCTTAAATGAACCATCAATGCAATTGAAGGACGACGGTTTAGATATAGAGATTTTAGAGTAAATAAGTAATTCGTAAAATATAAGATAAAATTTCAGTCTTATATTTTATAATATAATATAGAAATGGAAAATATTTTTATAATAGCATCTCTCATTTCTTTTTTTTACCTTATTGTAAAGTTTATTGAAATGCGATTTATAGAAAAAGATAATAAACCATTAAAGGTGCTAATAAAAGACACACTTGTTGTATATTTATGCGTTTTATTAGGAAACTTTATTGTAGAACAAATTAATCCTTCCCTATTGGGTGAAGAGGCTACAAATACAGTGACCCAAGTTTTTACAGACAATCCTGGTTTTTAATTTGATTCTTCTGTTTCATTAGATAATCATATGCTTTAAAATAATCATCAAAATAAGTAACATATTGGTATACAGAGTTGTCTAATGGAAAACTAGTTTTGTATTTATTTTTGATTTTATTAGGGTATTCAATTATTTTATAAAAACTAGTTTCATTTCCCATTTCACTATAATAATAGACAGTTTTAGATTTACACATATTATTTATTATATCTAATATAATAAATAATTTTATCTTTAAGATGATTTTAACACAAATAAAATAAAATAAAATAACAAAGAAAACAAAAATGATTTAAGTCAAGTAGTTAAATCATACTAGGGATTTCATCAATATTAGTTAGCATATCTTTTGATTTCACTTTGCCTTCAAATATATATTGTTTAAAACAGTCTCTTTCTAATTGTGATTCAGGTGTGTGATAATGGACGCATCGTGTAATCATTTTATATAATTTAAATTCTGGATATCTATCTTGCCCATTGCTTTTATACAACATATTGGTTCCATTATCATCTAGACACCATTCAATTATTATTTTTCTTACATAATTTACAGATTTAATATTTGTTTCATTTAAAAATTTAGTTGTTTCGCTAATATCATCTACCAAATAATCAAAAATAGAACATCCAAGACGACACAAGTCAAAACTCATATTTGGTTCAATTCGAGGTTTATTGTGATTCAAAAAAGGCTCACAGTTATATTGTCCGTATGCGTCTCCATCTTTTTCATAACTGTCGCTACAAAATATTTTTTTATCAAAAGTGTAAATACTTCTACCGAAATCTATTATTTTAAATATTTTTCCAAACGTAGGCACTTTATAAGTATTTTCATTATAAATATAGTACACATATTTGGCTTCGGTATAATTAAACATAACGTTTTTTGTGTGTAAATCATTATGTGTAAAATTAAATGTTTTTTGATAAACTAATAAAATCATAATTATTTGCATAAGAGATGCGTACCATTCTTCTGGGGTCATTTCATCGTCCATTATTAAATCATCAAAAGTATAATCACACGCCTCCATACAAATAACATGAACAGGAAATTTAGGAATATTTGCAATAATATCTTCTTCTGACATACTACTATAACTTGTATTTGAATATGTATTAGAATTACCATTTGAATTTGAAGGCGAATTTGAAGGCGAATTTATTTCTTCAATAGAAATATCATCTTTTTTATTTTCACTTTCTTCTTCAGTATGTGAAGTATTTGAAGAACAGCTAGAATCATCTGATAAACACTTTATTTTTTTAGAATTATTGTTATTATCAATTTCGTTTATGTCGATAGATAAAGATTTTAAATCATTTAAATCAATTATATTCATATTACTGGATTCATCATCAATTTTAACATTTTCATTTTCATTTTCATTTTTATTTTCATTTTTATTTTCATTATTAATTTTAACATCATTATTATCATCGTCATTATCAAACATATTATCATACATGTCATCTTCAAATGATTTTATAGAAGAAAGTGTAATATTATTTTCTATTTTAATTGGTTTTAATTTTTTGGTTGTTTCTTCAAAAAAATCATCAAAATTTTGAATATTATAAAGTTTTCCGTTGTTTTCCAAGAAAAAATCAGAATCTTCCAACATATCTAGGTCATCAAAAATATTTAGCTTGTAATTATTTTTTATACTATTAAATGAACCATAAAATTTTGTAGAATTTAGAATATTATAACTTTCACTTAAGTGACTGGACAAAAATGTAAAGAAACCATCAATATATGAAGAATTATTTGGGTCGTTCATTTTATTATAAATTATATTATCTGGTGTTTTATTGTCTGATATAGAGGGTAATTTAAATAAATATTCGTCATTATGAACATATTTTCCTATTAGATATTTATATGGATTTATTAATGGAGCAATTTTGAAAAATACATCTTTAAATTTTTTCTTATTATTAACAGAGTTTTTGAGAGAACAATTATAGATATTAATTAAACAATCTTCCTCAATAATATCAGATTCATTTTCAGATTCATTTTCAGGATTAATGTAAGTATCCTTTTTAGAATCAGAATCAGAATCAGAATCGGATTCATTTTCAAAAATTTCGTGTAAATGCCATTTATGATTGAGATTTATTGTATTAAAATTTGTATTGTTTAATGAAAAGAACCTTGTAAAAAGTGGGTTATAATTATAAGTATTTGTCAAATTTAAATTTTTTATATCATTGAAATTACTAAATAATTTTGTATTTTTCCTTTTGATATAATCAATCTTTAACATTATTAGGAAAATAATATATATTTTTATTACAGTTTTAACTTAAATACTAATTTCTAAAAAGAGTTTATTTGTATAATGCGGTAATAATTTTTAAATTAAATATAGTATTATATAAATAAATTACAATGGCCAGTCTAGAATTAAAAAAATTTGATATGAAAAGTATTAGTTTTAAATCAAATGAAGCAAAAGGGCCTGTTATTGTTTTAATTGGAAAGCGTGATACTGGTAAATCTTTTTTAGTTAGAGATTTATTATACTATCATCAAGAAATTCCTATCGGAACTGTTATATCAGGAACAGAAGAAGGTAATGGATTTTATGGAAGCATGATACCTAAAATATTCATTCACAATGAATATAATACAGCAATTATTGAAAACATTTTAAAGCGTCAAAGAACAGTATTAAAACAAGTAAAAAGGGAAATAGAAACTTATAAAAAAAGTTCTATTGATCCAAGAACATTTGTAATACTTGATGATTGTTTGTTTGATAGTTCTTGGTCTCGTGATAAAATGATGCGTTTATTATTCATGAATGGTCGTCATTGGAAAGTAATGTTAGTAATTACAATGCAATATCCTCTAGGTGTTCCACCTATGTTGCGAACAAATATTGATTATGTATTTATTTTGCGTGAAAATTATATTGCGAATAGAAAGCGAATATATGAAAATTACTCTGGTATGTTTCCGACATTTGAATCCTTTTGTCAAGTAATGGATCAATGTACTGAAAATTATGAATGTTTAGTAATTAACAATAATTCAAAATCAAATAAATTACAAGATCAAGTATATTGGTACAAAGCTGATTCACATAATAGTTTCAAATTGGGTTCTAAAGAATTCTGGGATTTGTCAAAAGATTTGAAAGATAATGACGATGAAGATGAAGCATATGACCCAAATAAGATGAAAAAGAAAAATAGCGGACCTCGTATTAGCGTAAAGAAATCTAAATGGTAAAATTAACAATGTGTAGAACTAAATAATCTTACAACTTAAACAACATAAGTATATATATAATAATACCAATACAATACAATACAATACAATATCAATACAATATCAATAATGGGATGTGAACATTAACCGGTAATAGTATACGAAATTTTACTTGCAAATGGCAATTAACACTTTATAGAGAATTTGAATTTTATTATGTTGATTATGAAGAAGATATTGTAAAACGGAAAACGTAAATAAATAAATAATATAATAATGTAAAATTATATTATTTTCTCACAAAAATTTTAAATTAAAAGTCATAAATTATAAGAGTGAATATATATATTTATTTCTTCTTATTTTTCTTTTTCTTCTTTTTATTGTTATTAGTTGAGGGTTTATTTACAGACTCATCATGGACTTCCACATGTGGTTCAACAACATGTTCTTCTTTGACTTCATCTTGTGTCTCAACTTGGACTTCTTCTTGGACTTCAACCTTTAGTTCAATATTGGGTTCTTCTTGGACTTCAACTTGTGGTTCAACAACATGTTCTTCTTTGATTTGAGATTCAGTTTCAATAATAACAATATCTTCTTCTACTGACTCTTTTTCTTGCATTGACTCTTTCATTTTATTTCTAATTTCACTTAACCCACCATCACTCAAATTCATTACAACATTATCACCTTCAAACAATTCTTTTTGAATATCTGATACACTAACTTCATCATTTTTAGTCAATTCAGTTTCTTGAGTATTCAAATTATTAACATTTACAAGGTTACCTTGTTCGTCAATTGTTTGTGTAACTTGAGTTCCATACTTTTCAGCATTCTTCTTATTTTCTTCAATTGCCTTTTGCTTTGTTTCCTTAACATGTTTCTCAAATTCATTCTTTGCTGATGTTTCGTTTACAGTTTTTTCATGCATCAATTGATTCAATTCATCTTCCATGTGCTCCACACGACCAGTCTTATAAGCATCAGGGTCCCAAGGCATCCACATACCAATTGGTCCAACATATACATCATGATTAGGGTCCATTTCTCGCAAAATCTTGCATCTTAATTCGGCTTCCTCTATAGAAGGGAAACTGCCTCTAATTTTTACACCACGTGTAGAAGGTTGAAACCCATTAAGTTTGTTAAATTTCTCCAACATTTTCTCTTCATTGGTATCAAGATATGTTTTAAAATCATCATACATACTGCTTTTATAAATAATTTCCTTTTCATCATTAACAAACTCTTTAAAATCACTCATAATTTCATCAAAAACAATATTGTGTTTATAAGCAACAAAGTTCATAAATTGGATGAATTTATCCATAGATTTATTGATATCCCATTGTTTTAAAAACTCGTCAAAAAAGAACAATTCCTTTTGTTTAACAATTTTTTCGGGAGAAAGGAAAGATACACAACAAAATTTTTGTCCGCTAATGGGTTTATCTTCGTCCAATAAGTCTACATATTTAGGATTTTTTTTACCATCAACCATTTTTTTCTGGTATTTAGAACTTTTCTTCGCTTTAGGCATTTTATATAAAAATATATATTATCTTTAAGTATTAAAACGAATATTTTATAAATAAATTATAAATCATAAAATCATAAAATCATAAACAATATTTTGATAAAAATTCTAAATTTAAACTGTTAATAAATAAACTGTTAATAAAACAATTTTGAATATATAGAAGTTTTTTTTCTTTTTAAATTATATAGAAATGAACAGTTTAGTTAATTTATCAGAACTCGTCAAGAGATTAGTGAAATATTTAGTTGAAGGTTTGATGGTTGCTATTGCCGCATATGCTATTCCCAAGCGTTCCTTGAATTTAGAGGAAATCATGCTTATTGCTTTGACTGCTGCTGCTACTTTCAGCATTCTTGATACTTATGTTCCTAGCATGGGTGCGACTGCTCGCTCTGGTGCTGGTTTCGGTATTGGTGCTAACTTGGTTAAATTCCCTGGTGGATTTTAAGTATTTTAATATAAATTTTATTTTATAAAATATAAAAACTATTCAAAACTATTTTTATATTTTAATTATGTCATTAGTAAAACATTTAATCATATCAGGTGGAGGACCCTTAATATTTCAATCAATGGGAATAATCCAACATTTAGAAAAAAACAAAATATTTAATAGGTCAAATATAACATCTATTTATGGAACATCATCAGGGGCAATTGTAGGATTATTTTTATGTTTAGATTATGACTGGGAAATTATAAATAAATTTATGATACAGAGACCTTGGGAAAATTTATATTATATTGGCACAGAACAAATATATAATGGATTTCAACAATGTGGTTTTTATAATCGTGATATTTTTGTCAAATCATATAAGTCATTATTTGAGGCAAAAGATATATCAATTGATGTAACAATGAAAGAGTTTTATGACCTTACTAATATTGATTATCATTTAATCGCTTATGAAATAAATAATTTACAAATGGAAGATATTTCACACGAAACATATCCAGATATTAAAGTAATTGATGCAATTCATATGACATCTTGTTTGCCTGTATTCTTTACACCAGTTTTTATAGAAAATAAATGTTTTATTGATGGCGGAATTGTATTGAACTACCCATTGAATTTGTGTATAAATAAATATAAAAATACAGAAGAAATGTTAGGTATAAAGCACGTATACACAAATGATGAAGAAAGTAAAAACATAACAAAAGAAACAGGAATAATTGAGTATTTCTTAAATATATTTTATAAATTGGTTAAGAATATATCAAAGCAAAATTATAATATTGATGAACCATCTAGTATAAAACATGAAATTATATGTTATGAAAAATATATGACATTAAATTCAATCATAACTAGTTTGACAAAATCGGAAAAAAGAAATGAATTATTAGAAAATGGTATAAAAATAGCAGACCAATATTGCGAACAATTAAAAGAAAAGGATGTAGAATCAAAATCAGAGAACAGTGACTAAAAATTTTTCAATATTATCAAATTTAGCTTTAGCATCAAATTCTATAACTTGGTCGTCTTTAATCATTTTAATTGTTGGATATCCTTCAATATTATATTTATTTATCATATTTTCAATTTCAACCGTTTCTTTGGTGCAATCAATATCAATAAAATTAATACTGTAGCCATTTACACTATTTTCACTATATTTATCAACAATATTTTCCCATTCTGGAATAGCTGCAAGCGAATATGGACACCAAGTCGTATAAAAGAAATACACCGTAGCATATTTAGGACCAATTTGTGAATCAGATGAAGATGATACTATATCATTATTTTCTTTATATTGACTGGACGATGTTTTCTGAGAATTGATATATTTATATAAAAACACTCCTGTTACTATTAAAATAAAAAAAGCAAACGCGAAAATTGCTACTTTTTTCTTGACATTTAATAAACCTTGAATAAATTCCATAATTATATTATATATTAAGAATATTAATATAATTAAACCTTTTAACGAATTTATAATAATACAAAATAAAATAAAATAATACTAAATCCTATAAATGAAAAAATAATTATATATTATATATTAATGCCAAAGAAAACGCGTAAAAATAAGAAAATAAAAAATAAAACTTGTAAAAAAAGAGTATTCACAAAAAAGCATTATAATGCGGGTGATGGTATGTTAACAAGTGTATGGGGTCCAGCAATGTGGCATTATTTGCACGCAATGAGTTTTAATTATCCTGTAAAACCTAGTGCTAAAGAGAAAAAAGACTATAAAAATTTCGTTTTGAGTCTCCAAAATGTATTACCATGTAAGTATTGTAGAATCAATTTGAAAAATAATTTTAAGCAATATCCATTACAAAGTTGTCATATGAAAAATCGCGAATCATTTTCAAAATATGTTTATAATTTACACGAAATAGTAAATAAAATGTTAGATAAACAATCTAATTTAACATACTCTGATATAAGGGAAAGATACGAACATTTTAGATCAAGGTGCACGAAAGATGATTCACTTAAAGTGATAAAATTAAATATTACAAAAAAACGTAGAAAAAAAAAAGAAAAAGGATGCACTGAACCTCTATACGGAAAAAAGGCAAAATGTGTTATAAACATTGTTCCTCAAGATAATAAATCAAATAATATGATAATTAATAAAGATTGTATAAAAAAGGTTAAAATAGATTAAAATAGACCAATTGTTGAAAAATTAAACAATACTAATAAAATTATCATCGTATTCAGTGTTTTCATTATCAATACTTGTTTTTGTATTATTATTACTTGTTTGTATATGTATTTTTGCGTTATTTTCTTGTTGTAATGATGTATGTGATATTTTTCTGTATTGATAATTTTTAAGGTGTTTGTATGTATGATCGAAATTATTTCCTTGTAAAATATAAGTTTGTTGATTTTGCAAATGTATCATTTCATTTTCAATAGTTTTGAGTAAATTTGTTGGATATTCGGAACCCAAATGTCCAGGCCATAAAACATTATCTAAATCTATATTTTGAGGTATTACTTTTCTTAAAATGCGATAAATGGATACGTGTTCATCATATTTCATAATTAAATTAGCTACATCATTTGAAAAATGCATTTCTATAAAATTATTTTTAATTAATTCTTGATTTTCATTATGTATATTTAATATTTCACCATCTAGTCCCCAAAAAATTTTCATATAAATGTCTCTTTCATTATTAGTATTATTGTTTTGTTTGTCTTTAAAAAATGACAAAACACGTTGAAATATTAAATTTTCTCTTTTTAAATTTGAATAAAACGGATAAAAGAAATTTTTCAATTTGTTTTCAATTGCTTTTAATTTTCTTGTTTTTCTTCCTTCTTTTGCTGTTTCAATACGATCTACAAAATATTTTCCCAAATATCCAATTGCAGCACATATTGGTGGAGCAACAATAATAAATAGTTCATTTACCATAGTATAATTATATATAAGTATTATTTATATATTATTTATTTCTTATTTATTTCTTACATTTACATTCCAAAAGTAGAAAAACTATTTAATACTGGACGAGGTAAATCACCATTGCTATGAGAATATTTACATTGGAAAGCTGAATCAGGACAACGTCCACAAGGAGCACAAGGAGGGCATCTAACATTATCATTTTTAGCTTCATGTTTAGGGATTCCGTGTGTTTTTCTATAAGCTTCTTCATATTTGGTGAGAGGTTTTGATTCAGATTTTGATTCAGATTCAGATTTAGATTTAGATTTAGATTTAGATTCCAATAAAGCTTTAATTTTATTTAACAATGTTTCTTCTTCTTTTTTTGTATTGGTTTCTTTACTAATATCATTATTATTTTCGTTAGGTAGAAGATTATTATAAACAGTCCAGTTATCAAGGTCATCCATTAAATAAGGATTTCTGGTTTGAACTTGTGGAACAAATTTTGATTTTAATATGTAATTATTATTTGATGAATAATTAGATGTATTACTATTATCAAAATAAGATAATAATTCATCGTATGAAGTTGTCGTAGATTCAGTCGCACTTGATTCAGTCGCACTTGATTCAGTCGCAGGATTACTTGATGTGTGGTCGTTATTAGTTATATGTGAATCATCAAAATACTCATATTGGTTTGATGTAAAAAGTCGTTGCCCGTCTTTATATAATCGCAGTGCTGTTGCTTCCCCGCCTTGAATAATCAATTTAATTTTAGATGTAGAAACACCAGTGGAATATTCTTTAGTATTTCCTAATTCATTTTGAGTATTAATAGGATTTCCATATACTTCAGTATCTGAACCTTGAGAATGTTTCATTGTTAATGTTAAAGTTTCTTCACCAGTTGTATCATCAATGGAAGCAACAATATAATCATCATCAGCATTAGATTCGCTATAAAATACCCGACCGTCTAATAATTTCATATTATCTGTTGTAGACGTAGGTTCAGATGTAGGTTCAGACGACGAAGATTCAGATGATGATGTAGACGAAGATTCAGATGATGATGAAGGTGTAATGGAGGCTTCACCTTCTAATCCCATATTTGCATTTCCTTCAACAACATCAAATAAACAAATAGATAAAAATATTATAGAAGCGATAATAAATATAATTGTCACACTTTTTAGTTTCATTATTATAAATTATATTGTGAAAAAAATGATATAAAATTGAATATAAAAGTTAATTAAATAATAAAAATAAATAGTAATTATGTTAAAAATAAGCAAAAACGAAGATCCTTGTGTTATTGAAATTGGAACTGATGAAGTAGGAAGAGGACCATTATTTGGTAGAGTTTATACGGCAAGTGTTATTTTACCTAAAGACATTGAAACATTTGACCACAGTAAAATGAAAGATAGTAAAAAATTCCATTCCAAGAAAAGGATAAAAGAAGTTGCTGATTATATAAAAGAAAATGCGATTGCTTGGTCCGTAAATTATGAATCCGAAGATGTAATAGATGATATTAATATTTTACAAGCAACTCAAAAATCAATGCATAAATCTATAATGAAAACACGAGAAAAATTCATAGATTTCGCAAAAAATAATGAAATAGAAAATTATAAAATTGAACTTCTTGTGGATGGTAATTATTTCAATCCAGTAACATTTTTGAACGAAAATAAAACAAAGTTGGAATGTATTCCACATACTTGTGTTAAAAGTGGCGATAATGTCTATAGTTGTATTGCTGCGGCATCTATTCTTGCTAAAGTAGAAAGAGATAAATATATAGATGATTTATGTGAAACCCATCCAGAACTAATACAGCACTACAATATTCATTCAAATAAAGGATACGGAGCAAAAGTTCATATTGAAGGTATAAAAAAACATGGGATAACACGGTGGCATAGAAAAAGTTTTGGTATATGTAAGCAATATATCTAAACAACTTTGGATTAATAAAAAAAATGAAAGAAAAGCATTTTAGTCATTTAAGATACATCTATAATAAAGATATAGCAACTAATCTATAAAAGGAGATGGACCAGTCAATTATCGTGTTTGATACAGAAACCACCGGATTACCTAAAAGCAAAATTATTAATTCAGAAACTCTACATTTATGGCCTCACATAGTTCAATTTAGTTATGTAATGTATAATGTAGGACAAATGAAAATGGAAAAGGTAAAAGATGTTGTTGTAAACATTCCTGAAAATATTGTTATGAGTGAAGAAACAATTAATTTACATAAAATTACCAATGAAATGGCACATAGATCGCCTTTTACAATTCAAGATGTTCTTAATGAATTTATTGAAGATATAAGTTGCAACAATGTAACAGCTATTGTCGGTCATAATATAACATTTGATATGAATATGTTGAAAATAGAGTTGTTGCGATTAATACAAAATAATGACACACAGGATAAATCAACATATAAAAAAATGTTTTACGAAGTAAATTACACTAATAAAACATATTGCACGATGAAAAAGACTATTGATTTATGTCAAATACCGGTGAAAAGAAAGGACGGGACCACATATTATAAATTTCCCAAATTAATTGAACTTTACAAAAAATTGTTTGATGAAGAGCCCAATAATTTACATAATTCTTTAAATGATGTGCTTGTTACGCTACGATGCTATTATATGTTGGTTTTCAAGGAAGACTTATTGAAAGTAGATGAAAGCACATTTAAACTTTTATTTGAAACAAAAGTACAATAATATGGAAGTTGTTTATAAGTAATATAAATATAAAGTTATTTTTATATTAATAGTAATATGGATAATTTCAATGTTGCCAATACAATAGACGTAAATGATGAAAATATTAGTGAAAATAGTGAAAATAGTGAAAATAGTGAAAATAGTGAAAATAGTGAAAATGATAATCTTAATACAATAATGAATGAGTTGTGTAACTATAGTGAAAATGTCTTTCAAAACTTGATGGTTTGTTCTGGTATATCAATAGTATCTATATTATGTTTTTCTTTACTTTTTATTTTATTTATTTCTTTATTGTATTTGTTTTAAAGATTAGATTAACTAATATTAAAAATATGTTTTAATATTAATTTATATGCTAGAAGAATACTCTGTAAGAAGTAGCGATGCTACAATTGATATTGTATATAGTGATTTTAGTGGTAGTGGTATTCGTGATAGCGATTTAATGACTATAACAAATGAGATACATAATAATGATTCAACTAGTGAATCAAATATTGAATCAAATATTGAATCAAATAATTTTTATAAAAAGATAATTATATTTTGTAGTTTAATATTGTTTATATCGGGGTTATATATTATTATTAATTAAGCAGAACACATTTCACAAACGGTTTCTTCATCTTCACTATTCATACTATTTTTCTTTTTTTCTGGTTCAATAGTAAATTGCTGTGCTTGATGTTTTCCTTTTCTTCGCAAATAGTAAATTCCAGTTTTTAAACCTTTATTCCAAGCATAAAAATGCATATTTGTTAAACTACTATATGTAGGGTCTTCTTGCCATAAATTAAGACTTTGACTTTGACAAATATATGCACCTCTATCTGCTGACATATCAATCACTTGTTTCATAGAAATTTCCCAAACAATTTTATACTTTTCCTTTAAGTGTGGCGACAAAAAATCCAATTGTTGAACGCTTCCTTTATTAGCTATAATATTGTTTTTAATAATTTCATCCCAATGACCCAATTGGATCAATTCTTTAATCAAATATTTATTTATAACAATAAATTCCCCCGCAAGTGTTCTACGAGAATATAAATTACTTGTAAAAGGTTCAAAACATTCATTAAATCCTAAAATTTGTGAGGTGCTTGCGGTAGGCATAGGAGCTACAAGAAGTGAATTTCGCACTCCATAATTCATTATATTTTCACGCAATGTATTCCAATCATAACGATTACTTGGTCTTACATTCCACATATCAAATTGAAAAACACCTTCAGACAATGGCGAACCTTTAAAGGTAGAATAAGCACCAATTGTAAAATTATTTGCATTCAAATCTGAAATTGCAATTGAACTATCGTAAATGGTTTTTGAGTTTTCATAACTTTTTTCCATTGCTCCATGATAAATAGTTTCAAATATTTTCTTGTTTATTTCTTTTGCTTCATTACTTGTAAAAGCAATATCCATAAGAATAAATGTATCTGCTAATCCTTGGACGCCAATTCCAATGGGACGATGTTTAAAATTGCTTATTTTTGTTTTCTCAGTAGGATAAAAATTAACGTCAATCACACGGTTCAAATTATTACAAACAACTTTAGAAACTTCGTGTAACTTATCATAGTTAAATTCTTTGGTTTCTTCATTCACAAACATTGGAAGAGCAATGGATGCCAAATTACATACAGCAGTTTCATTTTCATCAGAATATTCCATAATTTCACAACATAAATTAGAACTCTTTATAGTGCCAAGATTTTTCTGATTTGATTTTTTATTTGCTGCATCTTTATAAAGCAAGTATGGTGTTCCAGTTTCCATTTGTGCGTCTAAAATTTTAAACCATAATTGACGTGCTTTCATTGTTTTACGAGCAATTCCACTAGATTCATATTTTTCAAATAATGTTTTAAATTCGTCGCCATATACGTCACTTAATCCTTTTGCTTCATTAGGACAAAAAAGAGACCAATCTGAATCAGATTTTATACGTTCCATAAACAAATCTGACATCCATAAGGCATAAAACAAATCACGTGCTTTCAATTCTTCGTCACCGTGGTTCTTTTTCATTTCTAAAAAATCTTCAATGTCTGCATGCCAAGGTTCCAAATAAATGGCAAAACTTCCATTACGACGCCCACCTCCTTGGTCAACATACCTAGCAGTATTATTAAAAACACGAAGCATAGGAACAATACCATTTGACGTCCCATTTGTGCCAATAATACGACTACCTTTGGCACGAATATTATGAATATGAAGCCCAATACCTCCAGCCCATTTAGATATTTTTGCACAATCACCAAGGGTTCCATAAATACCGTTAATACTATCTTCTTCCATAGCAATCAAATAGCAACTAGATAATTGTGGTCTTAATGTGCCGGCATTGAATAGTGTAGGGGTTGCGTGAGTAAAATATTTTTGAGACATTAAATTGTATGTTTCCTTAACAAGGTCCAAACTATTTTCATTTTGAGCATTGCAATGAATCCCAATGGCGACTCTCATCCACATATGTTGAATTCTTTCTACAATTGTTCCATTTACACGAAATAAATAAGCACGCTCCAATGTTTTAAATCCAAAATAATCAATTAAATAGTCCCGATTATAATCAATTGTTTCTTCAATCTCGCTTTTATATTTTTTTATAAAATCCATCACATTGTTGGAAATAAGTGGTGCTGATTTGCCTTCAAAATCTTTATTATTATACAATTTTTTCAAACACTGAAACATTGAGGATGGTGTATTTTTTTGATGATTAGAAACACAAATTCTTGAAGCCAATGTGCTATAATCATAATGTTGTGTAGATAAAGAAGCACATTGTTCTGCAGTTAGTTCATCTATTTTACTAGTTTCAATTTTATCATATAGTTGGTCAATAACCTTAATGGCCAAAGACGAATAGTTTAATTGGATGCCCACTTCATTCCCGATTTTTTTAATACGAGTTAAAATCTTATCAAAAGACACATTTTCGGTTTTTCCGTTTCTCTTTGAAACTCGCATTTCTTCTGTAAAGTAACTCATAATATATTATACATATTTTATAAATTATTTTTAATATTGTTTCGTTAAATATATTTAAAAAATTGAATGAAAATACAATTACTTAAACATAATATATTATTAATACTATAATGGAGTCTAATCTAGTAACAAATATGGAGCCTAATGAAGACACAATAGAACCGAATCAATACATAAATATAAATACTATAGACACTGATAAAAAGAAAGGTAAGCAATCTAACATTAAAAAAGTTGAATTATTATTCAAACCTAATAGTGAAGGTTATTCTGATTTTGTAAACACAGAAGAATTTGAAAATTATGGTTTGAAGTGGAGTAAGGGTAATGGAAACGGTCGTAATGGAGCATATTTTGGTGTAAATAAATATAAATGGGATGTAAAAAGAGGAAAAGGACGAAAAGTTATTGCTTTAAAATTAAATGGAATAAATGATAATAAATTACATGGTTGTTCACATCCTATAGGTAATCATATTAGAAAGTATTTCAAGGAAAATATGTTTGAACACGGATGCATAATTTGTGGAACACACAGTGAATTATGTATAGATCATAAAAATGACTTATATAATGATGAAAAGGTATTAAATATAAATACACAACAAGTATCTGACTTTCAATGTTTATGTAATCATTGCAATACAGTAAAAAGAGAGGTTTGTCAAAAAATGAGGAAAACAGGTAAAAGATATGGTGCGACAAATATAACACAGATAAAAATTTATAATATTGATTTTATTGTAGGAGATGAAACATTTGACGAAACAAATCCAAATGCAATGGTTGGAACATATTGGTATGACCCGGTTGCTTTTATGGAACATATTAATAAAAAGTAATTTTATAGAATTGATTGTAATAATTGATAAAACTATGATAAAGATATAATTAAGATTATGATAAAGATACAATTAAGATATTATTGTGATAATTTTTTCATAATAATTAGTTTCTATTTCACAACCTTTAAAATGACGTTCCGTATTTTTACAAGCGATTGCTGTAGTGCCTGCTCCCAAAAATGTATCTAAGACTGTATCACCTTCATTTGAATGCTTTCGTATCAATTCTTCGAAAAGAGGCAAACTTTTTTGTGTTGGATGGAAACGATTTTTTCCACCTTGTAAAGGAAATGAATAAATACCATTATCATATTTGCTATTAAATGTTGGTTTAGACCCTTTTATACCAATCAACGCAACTTCACGACAGTTGGTTAAATAATTAACTTTAGAATTCAATGGTTGTGGATTTGTTTTTATCCATTCTATAAACCGAATTTGTTTAAATTTATTCTTTTCCATTATATCTTTCAAATAAGAAATTTTCCATATATCAAAGAACATTATAAGTGTTCCTCCATTTCTTAATTTTTTATAATATTCTTCAACAAATATCTCAAGCATTTCTAATGTAAAATCTTTATCCCATTCTCCATAATCAGTTTTCACACAATATTTTTTTCCATAAATAGTGCCGTATTTAAGAAAATTAAGACGTTTTTCATTTGTCAGTATATTATGTTGTGCTTTATATGCTTCCCATTCTTCTTCTGTCTTCACATATTGAATGCTATTTTCTTCATTTTCCTTGACTTCATTGTAATGTTTATTCATACCTGTTTCTTTCGAAATAATATAAGGTGGGTCTGTTAATATCAAATCAATTGATTTATCCTCAATATGAGATAAATATTCAAGTCCTTCAATATTTTGAATATCAATAGTTGAGTTCATTTTAATTATATAGTGTTACTTTTTTATATCACATATTATTTAAATTAATAAGTTTCATTTTTTTAGTAAACAAAATCCTTCAATAGATGTTTGCTTTTGTGCTTCTTTTTGTATTTCTAATTCAAGTTCTAATTCGGCATCTATTTTTGTTGCCTTTTTTTTAGGTAATCTATGTTCGTGTCCTTCTACTCTTTCTTTCAATATTATGTTCCAAACATTTTCAAATTGACCTATATTATGTTCAAACCATGACCGATTTCTTTCAACCAAAATACAACTATATGTTTCTAATTTCCAGTAAATTGTTTTAATCCAAGTCATATTTCCTTCTACATTTTCAATTTGTTCTTCAATCCATTTTTCAGAGTCTTCTTCATTCATTCCAAGTGGTTGATATACATAATGAGGAGCAGGTGTTCCATTACTAAAATAAAGAATTACACCTTTTGTGCTTTCATTATCTGATTTAAAATCATTTTCGCTTTCATATTCAACAAATTTGGTTTCCAAAAAATCACAATAATCTAAATCGCAAACTTCCATTTGAAGTTGCATTTGAATCCAATATTCTTTCTTTGGAATTCCATTAATTACACGACTTACTACATTTTTGATTTCCAACATTCTTCCAAATAATGGCGAATTTTTGTCAACATTGATTCCATCAGGAGAAGCACCAATAAAATTATAATTGTCGTGTTGAATACATCCAAAATCTTCCACTTTGGTATTATATTTTTGTTCGTAAAGCATGACCGAAAGAGGTTCATATTTTTGTCCGTGATGTAACGGTGAATTAATATTAACGGATTTTACAACCTCTGGATTTTCCGGGTCAATTTGTTTCAAAGGTTGGCATTTTTCGCAAATCAAATTATTGATAGCCGATTGTGTGCTTAATGCTTTATAGGCGTTACTTGCAGTCAACAAATTGTGACGAAATTTATACCAATCATTTGTCCTTTGTTCTGGTTGTGGTTTAGACCTCAAATAGTTAATATGTGCTTCCATTTTTTCTACAAATTTTGAATCAAAATCAATATCAACGACAAAATTATCTTTATCTTTATTAGTGTCTAATTCATTATCAATATGAGAATGTTTGATATGAAACATTGAATTATATAAATCAAATGAAAATTCAATTAATTCAAGTTCTTCAATGTATTTTTCATATTCTAAAAAAAGCACATAATTGTCATATTTAATGTCTTCCAGCATAATATCAACCATTTCATAGATTTCGTCAATAATAATTTCATCAATATCGTGACAAGAAAGCATAGATGGATTTTCTTCTACGTAATCATAAATAAGTGATAATATAACTTCAATAATGTCATTTATAATGTTTTCATTAGATTCATCATCATTGTTTTCATCATTATTATCTATTAAAGAAGACCCATCAATTTCTTCCAAATCTTCATAATCAAAGTTTAAATTATAATACGACATTACTTATTATAATTTATAGAAATATATTTAATATAGTTTCACATATAATAATCATTTTTTAAGAATCCGTTGTTTCCTTTTTAGATGAACTTGTTTTTGCTTTTTTCGGACCAAGAGATTTTAATGTAGAAACACGCTTATCATTATTTTTTAGTGTAAAGTGTTTTTTAGATTTTATATAAAATAATCCAGGAATATCTTTAATGATTCCATTTGCTTTATCGTATGTAACATCTTTTATACGTTGTAGTTTTTTTTTATCTAAACAGTCTTTCAAAAACGTAACAAGCAATTCCTCTTCTTCTTTATTGATATCATTCTTGCTTCTATATTCTTCAACAAATTTTTCAAGTTTAGCCAACTTATTTGTTTTATTAAGTTTACACCAAGGTTCATTTTGAATATCTTCCTTTTTATCTAGTATGGAATTAAGTGTATGTTTAGTAGTTTTTTTCTTATTATCAACTAAATTGCTATTATTAGCAATATTCTTGTATTTCATTTCATTACGGTTGATTTTATTTGTCCGCACTTCTTCGTCATTTTTATTTTGTTCATCCATTTAAATAAATAAGCCAAGATATTTCTAACTTGTTTTATAAAAATATATATTTATGAATAATCTTTTAAATCTTTTTATAACTATATTTTAAATGTCAAATGAAAAGAAAGTAATTAATATATCCGGACAAAATAATCGGTATCAAATGAAAAAGGTAACAAAGGTTAATGAAGGTAAACCTATTAAAAAAACGAATATTTCTGCAACGTGGAAATTTGACAAAAAATATTTAAAATATGAAGAACAAATTATACTTATAAAATACCTTTCTAATTCTGATGTAGATGAGGTTATAAAAAAACAAATTAATAGCAAAATTTATAGCTATAAGCATCAAGATATGAAGAAGAAAAATTATGATGAAAACAGTGAAAATTATAAAGATTTTATTGATTTTGACATCATTATTGAAGAAATGAATAAATGCGATTTAATATGTCATTATTGTCTAAAAGAGATGCTAATTTTATACGAAAATGTAAGAGATAATAGTCAATGGACGGTGGATCGAATAAACAATGATATTGGACATATTAAAGGGAATTTTAATTTAGTATGTTTGAAATGTAATTTAAAAAGAAGGAGACAAAATGACGAAAAATATTTATTTACGTGTCAACTTTCTATTAATAAATTGAATAAATAATTACTATAAAATATAAATATCGTTAAATATCGCAAAACTAATAAATATTATAATAAATCATCAAGTTCGTCAATTGAGTATCCCATATTCAACATTTTTTGTATCCGTTTTGGGTGCATATATGCTTTAACAAATTCTTCAAATAAATTCTCTTGGACGAACATTTGGTGTTTAACTCTTAATTCAAATATTTCTTTTTCGTTTGTAGATTTATTATAACTTAATCCATTCCAATCCCAAGGTTTATCAGGGTTTGCTTCTATTATTTCCCAAGTAATATTTGGATTTCTACTCAACCCCCACCAATTCCAAGGTTTATCAGGATTCGCTTCCACAATATCCATAGTAATATTTGAATTTCTACTTAACCAATGCCAACCCCAAGGTTTATCATGGTTTGCTTCCACAATATCCATAGTAATATTTGAATTTCTACTTAAATAATAGAAATCCCAAGGTTTATCAGGATTTTGTTGCACAATATCCATAGTAATATTTGAATTTTTACTTAAATAATAGAAATCCCAAGGTTTATCAGGATTTTGTTGCACAATTTCCATAGTAATATTTGGATTGCTACTTAACCCAAACCAATTCCAATGTTTATCCGGATTGGCGGCAACAATGTCCCAAGAAATATTAGGATTACTACTTAACGCATCCCAATCCCAAGGTTTATCCGAATTGGCGGCAATAATGTCCCAAGAAATATTAGGATTACTAATTAAACTATACCATTGCCAAGGTTTATCAGGATTCGCTTCCACAATATCCCAAGTAATATTTGGATTTCTACTTAACCCATTCCAATTCCAAGGTTTATCAGGATTTTGTCGAACTATTTCCCAAGTAATATTTTGATTTCTACTTAAACTATCCCAATTCCAAGGTTTATCATGATTTTGTCGAACTATTTCCCAAGCAATATTTGGATTTATACTCAACCCATTCCAATTCCAAGGTTTATCATGATTTGCTTCTACTATTTCCCAAGTAATATTTGGATTTTTACTTAAATAATAGAAATCCCAAGGTTTATCATGGTTTGCTTCCACAATATCCATAGTAATATTTGGATTTTTACTTAAATAATAGAAATTCCAAGGTTTATCAAGGTTTGCTTCCACAATATCCATAGTAATATTTGGATTTATACTTAACGTCCGCCAACACCAATCTTTATCAGGATTAGTTTTAACAATATCCCAAGTAATAATCGGATTTCTACTTAAACCACTCCAATCCCAAGGTTTATCAAGGTTTGCTTCTACTATGTCCCAAGTAATATTTGGATTTATACTTAACGTCCACCAACACCAATCTTTATCAGGATTAGTTTTAACAATATCCCAAGTAATATTTGGATTTCTACTTAACCAATACCAATTCCAAGGTTTATCGTTATTTTTTTCAATAAATTTGAAGAAATATTGGTTCCAGTTTGTTTCCATTTTATTATTATTAAACAGTAAGCAATAATTTATATAAATAGTATTAAAAAAATATTTTGTTTCATTTTTTAAAAATAACATATGTTTGTGAAATAAATCTTTTTATAATTATTTTAAATTGTTTTATTTACTTAATTAAATATTAATGCTCAAATTATCAATTAATTAGATAAAATACTTAATTTAAAATAACATATTACATTAAATATGTATTACAGTTGGTCGTGGAGTTATGGTGAAAAGCAAAAACAGTCTAAACGAAATACAGATAAAGCAGCATTAATGCGGTTAAATGATGAAAACGCAGAAAGTATGAAGAAAGCACATTCAATGTCATTAAATCATGATGAAAATACGTGGGATATGATGACAATGTTAAATAATAAAGAAGAACGAAAAAATAACAGGGAAGAATTAAATTTCAAAGTATCGGACAGACAAATGATGCAACAAATAGGAAATAATCCGTTTTTAGAAAATAATTACCAAAGTGACATCGCAAATCATAACGTTTTTTTGATACCAAAGAATTCTAAATAATATATTAATGTTTAAAAAGAATATAATATATTATTTACTTCAAATTAGTAAGACACATAGTGTAAAGAACACGGTTGGCAAAATAAGAAATAAATGTGCTCAATAAAAGAGAAATAGAGTTAACTAAATAATCGGCCTTTACTTTCTTAAAATTTTTCATAACATATGCTAAAAAACCTAAAGAAGACAAAGCAAACATAATAAAAAATACCACAGACACATAGTAAAAATACAAACAATATTCAGGCTTGAGGTTCAAAGGACCAAAATAAGATTCCATAAAATTATTCATTTTATTATTATATAATGTGTCAATATTTTATTTTAAAATATATCGTGTAAAAAATATAATAAATTACAATAAATTATAAACTTGTTTTATTTTAATTGTTAAACTATTTAAGTATTTAAAGAAAACAACACTAAAAATGTAAAAATGAATATATCAACTAAATACGTTTCTCAAAATGACTTATTATTGAATAAACTAATGAGTTTCTATAAAGAAACATATATGTTAGATAAAATGTTGAACATCATCACAGGTGAAACAAAAATATCTCTCCGAATTGTAGACTGGTTTGCTACCAATTATGCTAAAAAATATTACACGTTATATAATGTAAAAGGCAAACGATTTAAAGTTTATTTAGATTACAAATTAAAATTGAAGGCTTATTCTAAAAAGCGATTTGACCCTTTTTGTCGTTGGGATAGAATAAATATTCCTTATAAAAATGGAACTAGTATTGAGACAACTATCGGTCAATTGAACTTTTTTAAATGGGCTATTGAAAACAAAGTGATTGACTATATTGAAGAACATTATGAAGAAATAGAACGAGACCAAACAAATCGTAATAGCACATCTAAACGCAAGGAGAAAGATATAAATACAACTGATAATAAAACACGAAAAAAACGTGAAGAATTATCCGTTTCCGCAATCAAAAGTGTTAAGAAAGAAGAAGTAGAAATTGTTGTAAAATTTAGTTAAATTAAAATCCAAAATAACGCACTAAACTTATGCCAATTATCGCCAACGCACCTAAAGCAATTAAACCTACTAAAGCAATCGGGGTCATTATTTAAATATTATCTAAATATATTTAAATAATATTTGTAATTATTTTGTAATGATTAAATAATTAGTTACTACATCTGTTAATAATAAAATTCAACAATAACCCAAATGATATAAATATAACCATAACAGAAAAAACAACTGCTAAAATAGATAGATCCATTAATAATGTTTATATTTTCATTTATATTTTTTAATTTTAATTTTTTAATTTTAATTTTTTTATTATTTTATTTAAAAAGTCAATCACAACTTTCATAACATTCTCTACAACAAGGAATATAATTATCTGAACCTATTAACACTTGTGATTTTTCATTTGTTACACGTTTTGAAAAAATTCCTCTTTTTCCTGTTTTACATAGTCCGCATAATGAATGCAATTTATACACATTATCGCATAAAGGAATTAAATCTAAAATAGTGCCAAATCGTTTTCTTTCAAAGTCCCCATCTAGTCCAAAAATATAAATCTTTTTTTTATTTTGAAGCATTGTATTTACGAAATCATATAAATCAGGGAAAAATTGTCCTTCGTTTATAAGAATAACTTGACTTGAATTTAACACAGCTTCATCAATATCAAATAACAAAGACGTTTTTACACAAGGAATCATATTTTTATCATGTGATGAAAGCATAGTATAACTATACCGATTATCTGAAACATGATTAACGGGTAAAACCTTAATATTACAATAAGAATATTTCTTATAAATTTCAATTAATTTTGATGTTTTTCCTGAAAACATAGGTCCAACATTGATTTCTAAGTAAGCACTATTATTGACTTCCATTTTATACTATTAATTAAAGGTAAATTATTTTTAATATATTATTGAAAATAATAATTAATAATTATTTATGTTTTAATTATTGATTATTCATTGCAATTTAATTTTTACAAAAATATTTTAAAAATGTTTTATATTAAAGATATTATTTTATTTTTATAAAAGTAAAATGGCAAATCGAGTAGAACAAATGGAAACCATTCAAAAAGAAGGATTAGAATTATTCAAAAAGAAAAATGCTGACTATGGTGATGCGTTTGCGAAATATGGAATCATTGGAGTATTAATGCGTATTGAAGACAAAATTCAGCGTTCATTGTCTATTACAAAAAATGGGGTCAATTTAGTAAAGGACGAAAAAATTCGCGATACTTTATTAGATTTACATAATTACGCTGCAATGGGACTAATAATGTTAGATGAAGAATAAGTAAATTAATATGGATTAAAATAAAATAACAATATTATATAATTATGGAACCAAGTAATAAAAAATTATATAATAAAACAAAAAAACAAATTTATAAAAAAATTCCAAAACACTCTGCGTATAGGAGTGGTATTTTAGTTCAAACATATAAGAAGAAATTTAAAAACAAATATGGAACAAGAAAATCGCCATATAAAGGAAATAAAACCAAAACAAAAAAGAAAGGATTATCACGTTGGTTTAAAGAAAAATGGGTAAATCAAAGAGGCGAAATTGGTTACAAATATAAAAATGACATTTACCGACCATCCAAAAGAATTACGAAAAAAACACCATTAACACATAAAGAATTATCTAAAAAAGAAATAAATAGAGCACGAACAAAGAAATATAGAAAAGGGCGAGTATATAGGTTTAGAAAACATAAAAAAGAAAGAAAAGAAAAAAAGGGTGGAAAACTGGTTAAAATAAATAAAAAAAAATCTAAAACAAATAAAAAACGCAAAAGCAAACGAATGTTTTCCGATTATCCTGATTTTACTCCTAATTTGACGCCACAAGAAATGTTTGAATTGGGTAGTTTTGGTGGGACATATTGGCGACCCATTTATTCTGGTGTATTGAAGAAAAAACTGAAACCCCCTTTGAACGATTATCCAAAGAGTTGGTGGAAAAATATCCCAATGGAAAATTTGGTTTCAGAAGAATACGACAAATCCAAAAACAAATATAAAGTCAAAGTGGGAACTTCTTTAGAATTCTGGGAATCCAAAAAGTGGATAAAACCTTCGCATCCATATGGTTGGGTTCAATGGTATTGTGATTTTTATAATGGAAAACGAAGTGATGATGATGAAAGACAAATTAAAAGATGGTTAGGAATTGCTGGACCAAGAGGACGATTTATGAGATTTTTAGTGACGCAAATTTTGAAGAAAAAAACCGATTATAATGATGAAAGCGTGAGTCCAAAAATTCGTCAAGTTTTACAACATTGGGGCTATAAACTTACTAAAAAAGATTTTGATAATGAAGTGGAAAGAAGAAAACACAAAAAATAAAAATGAATGTCTTTTATGTGGTTGTTTCATAATAAATATATAATATTATAAGCAATATGAAATCATCTGAATATACCAAAATCGTTATTGAAAACGCAGATAATTTAGTAAAAACAAATGAAAATGATTTGTATATTATAAAAGATAAAATTTATCCTGGAATGATATATAGAATAAGAGGATTAGTTCTTTTATGCACTTGTTATGAAATAAATGAAGAATGTGAACCAATAATGTATTTCTTTATGTTGTTAGAAGGTAAAATAAAAAATGCGATATATAGCAAAAATATTAACCCCAAAAATTTAGTATTAATCAAAAACATTAATAATGAAATAAATTATAAAAAAATACTTCAGATATATAATGAGGAATCTATGAAATCATATTTGAAATAAAAATGTATTTATTATAAAATAAATGTATTTATTATAAACTAAATGAATCCTCTTTTCATTATATGTATTTTTGTTCGTTTATCTATAGTTTACCTAACATTTTATTTGACAAAAAGGTATCCTGATTTAGTGAAGCCTATTGGTTTAATGTTCGCTTTGATGTCATTAGGTTTTTTTTTAATTGAATTTTTTAAACTTAAACCATATGGTGCTTTTGGTAAAAAAGTGTGGTGGAACCGTTACATACATTCTTTCTTTTTTGCTCTTTTTGCCTTTTTGACATTTCAAGAAAATAAAAAGGCATATATTGTTTTACTCTTTGATGTTATATTTGGTATTTTTCATTATCTTCATAATTATACGAAATAAACAAATAAACAAATATAAACAAAATTAATATACATTACATAATATAAATATAAAACTCAAATATTTATATTATGGGTAACAATCAATCTATAAAAAAAATAAGTTTTGAAGACGTCCAATATGTTATAAAAAATAACGAAATGTTTATGCTAATAAATACGCTTTCCCAATCAGAACAAAAATGTCTAATTTACAGCACATCTGATGTTAATAAAGAAGAAGAATTAATCAATCAATTTATGAAATTAGGAAATTATAATGTAAAACTAGTCGTTTATGGTAAAAATAGTAATGATGAAAAGGTGTATACAAAAGCAGAACAATTACGCAGTTTCGGATTTACGAATACTTTCATTTATACTGGTGGATTATTTGAATGGTTAATGTTACAAGATATATATGGTTCGTCGGAATTTCCCACCACAAGTAGCGAATTAGATATACTAAAGTATAAACCAAATAAGGTGTTAAATTTGAAATATATAGAATTTTGAATTATGAAACTTTTCGCAATATTATAATAAAATAAATTAAAGATTTCGTTTTATACTAATATAATTATAAAATGAAACCATTATTAATTGTAGAATCTCCTTCCAAATGTGCTACAATTGAAAAATATTTAGCGTCCAAAGATATAAAGTGTGTTGCTTCATTCGGACACATTCGCGAAATAAAAACACTCAAAGATATTGATATTGACAATAATTTTAAGACCAATTTTACACCTATTGCATCCAAAAATTCCCAAATACAAACACTAAAAAAGGCAATCAAAGCATCTTCAGAAGTCATATTAGCAACAGATAATGACCGCGAAGGGGAAGCAATTGCATGGCACATTTGTCAGCAATTTCATCTCAATATTCATACAACAAAGCGTATTATATTTAATGAAATTACCCAAAAATGTCTTATAAAAGCATATGAAAATCCTGTAATATTAAATATGAATTTAGTAAACGCCCAAATGGCTCGTCAAATTATGGATTTTATAGTTGGTTTCAGAGTTTCACCACTGTTATGGAAATTAGGAAACAAAAATTTGTCTGCTGGTCGCTGTCAATCACCTGCTTTGCGTCTTATTTGTGAAAATGATGTTGAAGGTGAAAATAAAAATATAGAAAAATCTTATAATGTTACAGGGTATTTCACTTCACACAGTATTCCTTTTACATTAAACAAATCGTTTTCCAAATTTGAAGGCGAATTGGAAGACTATTTCGAACAAGTAGAAGAAGACCATACATACAATTATTCTATAAAACGAACCAATATATCACCTCCATCCCCCTTTTCAACATCAACTATTCAACAAACTGCGAGTAACCAATTACACTATTCCCCAAAAGAAACAATGTCTTTATGTCAAAAACTTTATGAAAAAGGATTGATTACCTATATGCGAACCGAATCAACAACATATAGTGTTGAATTTATAATTACAGCACATCAATATATTAGAAACACTTATGATTCACGTTATATAAATATCCATCAAAAATCACAAGAAGACCAAGAAACAGCACATGAAGCAATAAGAGTAACCGACATAATAAAAATTGATGCTTCCAAATTAAATCTTGAAAAAAAGGAAGAAACAATGTATAAATTTATTTGGAACAATACTATTGAAAGTTGTATGAGTAATGCCATTTATGATGTTTTAAATGCAAAATTGGAGGACGCATTTTGTAACTATTATTATTCCTATAAGTGTGATAAACCTGTTTTTTTAGGTTGGCAAATTATAAAAAATAATATTTCTGATAATTTTTACGATTATTTATCCCGATTAAAAAAAGGTAGTAAATTAAATCTCAAAAAAGCAGTCGCCAATGTTTCCATTGGGAATCAACATTTGCATTACAGTGAAGCCAAATTGGTTTCAACTTTGGAAAAAAAAGGAATCGGTAGACCATCCACATTTGCCTCCATTGTAGATAAAATTCAAGACCGAAAATATGTGAAAAAAGGAAACATAAAAGGAAATAAAATAAAATGTGAAACATATGAATTAGATTTACAAGAAAATTATGTAAATGTTGTTGAAAAAGAAATAGAAATTGGAAACGAAAATAATAAACTCATTTTGAACCCATTAGGTAAAATAGTTAATAGTTATTTACAAGAAAATTTCGAAGAACTATTTGATTATAATTACACAAATAAAATGGAAAATGCTTTAGATGATGTGGCAAATGGGAAACAAAGTTGTATCCAAGTCTGTTTTGAATGTAATAACAAAATTGAGCGTTATTTGAAATCTATAAAATCAGAACAATTTGAATATAAATTTGATGATAATCATATTGTCATTTTTGCCAAATATGGACCTGTTGTTAAATGCATTGACGAAACTAAATCTAAAAAAGATAGTGTTTCATTCAAAAAAATTAAAAAAGATATTGACTTTGATAAATTACAACAAGGTGAATATCATTTAGAAGACGTATTAGAAGAAAATACGAGTAATAGTAGTGATAAAAACGAAAAAGATTTGGGACTTTATAAAGATAAAACCGTTGTTATAAAAAAAGGCAAATTTGGATTATATGCTGTATATGGAACAAAAAATGTTTCATTGAAAAGTTTCGGAAATCGTCCAATAGAAAATATTACTTTAGATGAAGTTATTCCTATTTTACAAGGAAAAACCGAAAACACTGTTCGTGAAATAAATGAAAATATTTCTATTCATAAAGGCAAAACACCAAAATTCCCTGACTATATTCTTTACAAAACAAAGAAAATGAAGAAACCAGCATTCTATTCTCTATATGGTTGCTATTTTGACTATAAAACTTGCGACATTGAGGAACTAAAAGAGTGGATAAAAAATACACATGGACTAATGTGTTAAATTAAGTAGAATAAGCTAATCCTCCAATAGAACCAAATGGTGTGAATCCTCTATCTGAATAACGTTGGTTTTCATCTTCTCTCCCCAGACGGTCCTCATTACTAATTGGTCTATCAATAAAAAAATAACTAGTGGGATCAGAAAAAGAAAAAAATATATCTGGAGATTCTATAAATTTTGTTGCTTTATTAATTTTATTAGAAACGCGAGCATTAGAAAGTAAATACAAAAAAGAGTATCCGAAATGTGAGACGGATAGAGATTCAAGGGAGCACTAGGAGTATTGGCGGATATTTTACAATGCGATGGGAGGGAAAGGGGGAGACATAGAAGATTTGCAGAGGAAGGTGGTAAAGAAGATAGTTCAAAATGTGGCGATAGATAAGATGAAGGTTTATTAAAATGCAAAGGTTGATAAACTTCTTATAAAAAAATATTAATATAAAGAGAAAGAGAACAAAATTTTATTTAAGTATTTACATTCTTAAAAACTTAAATAAATTACTATTAAGCAACAATAATAAATTTAAACCATAATGAATTCAATTGTAAACGAATATTCAAACCGACCAAATGACACCAATTCGCCATTATGATATCTCAATTTGAATGTTAATTTACTTAATCGGCTTCTCTTGTCAACCGCAACACAATAATTCGTATTTGTATCAAAATATTGCGACATGGGGGTGCTAGGAATTGGAATTTTAGCAAGAGCAGAACGCACCCTACTATTTGTAGAAGTATTCGTCAATGTATATTCATTCATTTCGTAAGGAGACGTTTCATCTATACAATTTAATCCAGCACATTCCAAATAAAAATAAGAAGGTCCAAACAAATTGATTTTTTCCTTTGGTTCTATAAATTGAACCTTAACATCATCTCCATATGAAGGCAACCAATAACCATCATCGCCTTCCATATGATAAAATCTAGGTAATAAATCTGTTTGCTCTTTGGAAACATCATCTGTCATATTTAGACCCAAATGTGCTGGCAATCCCCAATTATTAAATTCTTTATATTTGCGTTCTTGTAAATAAGACTTATCGAATAAAGAAGAATTTGTCATTGTAAACCCATCCTTTCTATTTCCTATCATTATTTTTTGTTTTACATCATCATAAGCAAACACAAAATCATTATATTTAATAGTTTCAAATGATGTAGCGAAATTAAAAACACTGAAATCAACATTATTTTGATGTTGTTGAAAAAAGTTTATAATTTTATTTGTTACTGCTTCATTAAATTTATTTGTCAATTCATTTGCCATTTGTTGAGGATTGTAAAACCCTTCTGATATTTCAACACTGTATTCATAATCTGTATTGTAAAACAAAGCAATATACGAATCTTCATTTAATTGGTTAAATATAGATGTTGTTTGTGGATTAAATGGGTTGTTAATTTTGAATTTTATAATTGTATTTTGAAGAGATTTTGAATACGTGTTGTAATTTGATGGAAACGCCCAATCTACTAAACGAATTGCCTTTACATTCATAACATCATTTGGCAAATCTATTGAAAAAGTAGACGAACTAGGATACTTTAACATATCTCTATCTTCGGAATGAATACTAACATATTTTTTAACAGAATTTGTGGGTATCATAAATATATTTATAATAATATTATATTTAAACTTGTTTATTTTGGAAATAATATAAAATAATATTTAAATAGTATTAATTATATTATATTATAATCTTATATAAAGTATGACATCAAAAGGTAGTCACAGTATTAATTGTTTTGTGAAGGAATATGCTTCATCAAATAATGACAATTTATGGAAAAAAATGGATAATTCTAAAATAACTTTAAAAGACTCCAAGAAAGACTTGTATTTGGAAAACGATATTATTGTTAAAGGAACGATACAAAATCCATCCGACCTAAATTTGAAAACAAATATAAAAGATATCACAAAAGAACAATCAGACTTATTAAATTCTCTGCATCCTGTAACATATGAGTATATTGGCGATGAAAATAAACGAGGTCATTATGGATTAATAGCCCAAGATGTTGAAAAATATTATCCCAATTTAGTAAGAGAAGATTTGTTTTATACTTATAAATCAGTTAACTATGTTGAATTGGTTCCTCTTTTAATTGCAAAAATACAAAATATGGAAAAAGAAATAGAATACCTCAAAACAAAAATTGAATAAATGATTTTATTTTATAAAAATAAATTGTTTGGACCAAATAAAAATACCAAATATATTATAATCTCTATTTATTATAATATAATTCTAATAATGTTAAGAAAAGGATTAATTTTACTAAATATTATTATTTTATTATTGTCTTTATGCTTTCTATTAATGGGTGGGTTATTTCAATGTTCTACTTCATACACTGGAAAATTTTATGGAAGTCTTGCTAGTGCTGCTTCAATGGTATTTATGATATTCGTTTATTTATTAAGTATTCCTGCCAAAAATAATGGTAAATTTCCATTATCCGAATTTTATATATTTTTACCAGTAATTATTACTATATTATCTATTTTACTTACAACTTATAATGTGAAAAAACATAAAAAGGATATCATGTCTAACAAATCTAATACAAATTATTATTTATATAATGGTTTATATGTATTAACTCTTGGTTTTATAATAATATTTCAAATATTCAATTTAATAATGAACCATTTCTACAATTTCTATAAATCAAATATGTTAAAGTATATCCTCTTCTTTTTTACAATTACAAATGCATTGTTTTCATACTTGTCGTATCATTATATAAATTTATGAATATATGATTATTTGATTATATGATTAAATGATTAAATCTTTTGTTCCTTCAAATAATAATATTTATACGACAACCCATATGAATCTTCTGTTTCCCATATTCCTGAAATTTTCAACATTATTTTACTTTTATGAAGATTATTTTTATAGTTTATTTTCAAAAATCCTTTCATTAGTTCATTATAAATATTGCATGTTAATAATTTGTTCTTTATTTCAACTACCCTCAATATTTTTTCTTCTAATTGTTTAATACTATTCAATATTACACAATTTTTTTCTACATTTATCATTAATTTGTTATTAAACGAATTATTACAATTAGATTCAATAATATCATCTATATATAACAATATGAAGATTCCATTAAAACTACATAATGGTGTAGAATAATATATTCGTGTAAATTTACCATTTTCTAAAATACGATTATTGATTGTATTTCCTAAAAATATATATTTGAAATCAAAATTTACGTAACAATTTGGTTCTTTATTAGAAATATTTATGTTTATCAAATAATACATTAATATATAATATAATTTATGATTAAATAGATTTCAATTAATATATTTATAACTAATATTAATAATCAAATTAAGTATTAAGGAATAAAAGGCGTTATATAATATATGAAATTTTATGATACATCATATGAAGATTATATTAATAATGTCACTTCTTATAATTTGCATCCACAATTAACAAAAAATTATGATAAATTCCCACAAGATATTCATAAACTAAAAAATATCATCTTATTTGGTCCGTCGGGAACTGGAAAATATAGCCAATGTTTATATATCATTAAAAAATATAGTCCAAGTTCTTTAAAATACGAAAAAAAGGCAAATGTGACATATAATAAAGACCCATTTTTCTTCAAAATTAGTGATATTCATTACGAAATAGATATGTCTTTATTAGGATGCAACTCTAAACAACTTTGGCACGAAGTATATATGCTTATTATTGACATTATTTCAACAAAACAACATAAATCTGGTATTATTGTATGCAAAAATTTCCATAAAATAAACAACGAATTATTAGAAATATTTTATAGTTATATGCAATCCAATAATTATTCTCATTTAAATATTACTTTTTTTATCATTACAGAAGAATATAGTTTTATTAATGACAATATATTAAACTCTTGTAATACAATAAATATACCACGACCTTCTAAAACACAATACAATAAAATTATACGCAATAATTTCATTCTGACTAAAACTGAAAATGGTATTGATAATGAATATTTCGAAAAACAAAATGACTTTATAAAATTAAATCAAAATGACAAAACATTTAATGTATCCAATATTAAAAATATTAACAATAATCAACCTTCTTATAAACTGCTATGTGACAAAATTCTAAAACATATATTGAATTATAGTGAAATCAATTTATTGCAATTTCGGGAAACTATGTATGAAATTCTGATTTTTGAAATGAATATTTATTGTGTTATATGGCACATATTACAAGTTTTAATTAACGAAGAAAAAATATTAACCTCTGAAAATATCACAAAAACTATAATAAAAACTTTTGAATTTTTAAAATATTATAATAATAACTATCGTCCTATTTTTCATTTGGAGAATTACTTTTTATTTATTTGCCAACAAATTGCTTATAAATCTTAAAAACTTAATTTATTTTATATTATATTAAAATGATTTTATGGATAATATTATATTTATATGAACTGGGAACACGCAACTAAAATAATTGGTGTTAATGATATACCAATCAGCGATTTGAATCTTACTATTATAAAACGAAAATACCATAAATTATCTCTACTACATCATCCAGATAAAAACAATAATACCGAAGAAGCCAAAATAAAATTTCAAGAAATTAATGAAGCGTATTCTTATTTAAATGAAATATACTATTATGAAAATGAAAATATTAATGAAAATAACAATTATCAAGACGAAGAAAATATTTTTTATGAAAATATTTCAAATAACTCGTTTACATTTTCTTATTTTTTGAAAATATTTATCAACTCTTTGTTTGAAGAAAAATATTGTGATGCTGTTTATAAAGTTGTTAATGATATTATAAATAACTATAAATCGATTTCTATTAAAATTTTTGATGGTCTTGAAAAAGAAAACTGTTTGATGATTTATGCATTTTTAATGAAATACAAAAATTTACTTCATTTGAATCAAAATATTATAGACCAAATTCGTGAAATCATTTTGAAAAAATACGACAATGTATCATGCTATAATTTAAATCCAAAAATAAATGATCTATTTGAAAATAATGTTTATAAATTATGTGTAAATGAAGATATGTATATTGTTCCTTTATGGCACAATGAACTGCATTTTTCAACTAAAGATAATGAAGAATTGATTGTTTTATGTAATCCTATTTTACCTGATAATATGTCTATTGACGAATTTAATAATATCATTATTGATTTTGATATTAGTTTTTCCAATGTAATTCAAATGCTACAAAATGACTCCAATTTTGAAATTCAATTAGATACAAATAGAAAAATAACTATCGATTTATCCCATTTATTTATAAAGAAAAAACAAAAATATACTTTACTTGGTGCAGGAATTTCTACTATTAAAGATGATATTTATGATGTAAAAGACAAATCGGATATTATTGTAAATATTGTTATGAATTAACATCAATGAATAAGTATTTGAATTATCAATATATCAATTAAAAAATAGTCTATATTATTATTTACATAGACTATTTTATTTTATTTCGTTTTGTTTTGTTATTATTTATCTTGTTAATATTTATTTTCTTTATTTTTGTGATTTTTTTATTATTTATACACATTTACTTACTTCTTCTTCTTCAACACACGCTTCTTCTTCACTGGTTCAGGAGCAACAACTTCTACTTCCTTTTCAGGTTCAGGCTCGGGTTCAGGCTCGGGTTCAGGTTCAGACTCGGGTTCCTTTTCTTGCTCTGTAATTGAATATCCATCTTCAACATTCTTGTCATCCTCATCATCACTATCTTCTACAATAGTTGTTGTCACCGCATCACTTTCTACGGTATCCTCCTCTGGTGTAGGCATTGACTTCAACTTCTCCTTATCTGATGACTTGATATTCAACAAACATACTCCTTCAATTGATTGCTTTGGCTTCTGAACGATTGCTTGCTTCAAATTCCAAGTGATTGAAACCTTACCATTTACAAACCAAAGTCCTCCACATTGTAGCAAACAAATTACGTGTGTCTTGGGCTTCAAGAAATCCAATGGACTTACTCCTTTCGTCTTTCCCTTTACATACAATGGGTTTCCATCTTCGTCATAAATCTCTGACTGCCAAACACCACTCCAACAAGGCACCTTTACCGTCAATGTCGGTGGCTTATTGTAATCAATCTCTTGTGTTCCCTTGACCTTTGGATGTCTCAACATTACATTAAACTTCTCATCCATTACTTCAGCACTGCTAATCGTCTTTCCAAACCACTCCTTGGAATATGTAATTGCCGACTTCTTTACAGATTGCTCCAACTCCTTCATTGAATTCAAGAAAGCATCCAAATCATCATTGGAATACTCTGGTGTTGGAAATTGTAGCGACATTGAAAACTTCCCCGTAGGGTTCTTTTGCTGGTCCATTCCCTCTTGTGCTCCCCAAGTTAGGATAAGAGGTGTTGAAATACATAATGATTCCTTCATAAACTTGTTATACAAATTCACCACCTTACCACCCTTGGCATATGCCTTGGGAGCAGAATAAGAGAATACAGAAGTGTTCATTTGGGTTCCGTCAATAATTGCTTGGCTCATCTTGCTTTTATTATATTATACTTTATACTGTTGTTTAATCTTTAAATCATTTTTTTTATTTATTGTTGTAAATTGTAAAATAATAAATGATTTAAAGAATTACACCAATTATGATGTCATTTGTTTTTGTATTTTTATAATTTTAGAATAATTTATATCACCTGAATATAAACAATACAACGCTATATTTGCAAAAATATGTAAACATACATGCAAAAATATGCTCGTTTTTAAATATCCAAATGTGAATAATAACCAATTAGTTGGATAACACATTATGGCTAAAATATTAAAAAAATTATGAGACTTTCCATTTTCGGCATAAAATGAAACATAGGTGTTAAATATAATTGAAACAAATACAAAAAATATATCTACATATCTTCTCCAACAATTTGATTCTGGATTTTTCCAATAATTGATTCCCAATAAAAAAACACCAAATGGTATTATTGATAAAAAATAATGTTTTTTATAAATCGCATACAGTCCAGATACAATAGAAAGCCAACATATATACCATATATATTTTGAACAATACAAAGGACATATTAAATTATCTTCTTCACAATCCATATTATATTCAAATATATTTTTTACAAACTTATTGGTAAACTATCTGTCATCAAATATGCTTCTCCATTGTTATTCCATTTGATTTGTAATGCTATTATATTGACTCCATTATTACTCGCCTTTTCAACCGCTTCTTTATAAATTGGATCTAATATGGATGTTTGAAACCTATTCGCGTCTTGTCTTTGAATTACATAACATAAATAAGTTAACATTGTATTCCCCTCTGATGTTGTAATTTCTTCTAATTCTTGAATATGTTTCAGTGCTCTTGGACTCACTAATTGATTCTTCTTTTTTCTATACCCATCTGGAAAATAAGCAACCTTGTTATTTACTTCTAATTTTTCATAATTACAAACATTTTTATTTCTCTCTTTTGCACTTATATCTTCATAATCCGATAAAGGAACTGATTTCACTTCTAATATAAAATCGGTTTCATCTGTTTTACCTATAAAATCAAATCGTGAATTTAGAAACTTCTTTTCCCGTTGGACGTTTGAAATATTTCTTATAAAACTGATTTTATTTTGTAGCAAAACTTCATGCACTATTGTTTCTGATAGTTTCGGATGAATCCCAACATATATTGTTTCTCCTTTTTCCTCTATTACAGATAACATTATTACATATTCACATACACGCTCTTTTTTGGATTTCGTTTCGGGTATTTTACAAACCATCACTTTATGCTCTTTGTCTGATAATCCACAACATCCAAGTGATGGACTATGTGCAATACTTGTTAAATCTAATTCTGGTATATATATGTCAGCAACATATGGTGTCTTACAATGCGCTGATGGTCTCTTCAATACAAATGCTTCATACAAAGTGTCGGGAATTCGGTATATTGGTTCTTTAGAGTTTGCCATTTTATAACAATAAGATAATTATGTTCTCTTGGAATTGTTATAAATTATTTCATTTTTCTCAAATAGTATTTGAACTTTATAATTTATAAGTTTGATACAACAATTATTTTTCCAATTAACACACACATATGAAACAAAAAATGTAGCATATTGGTTGTAAATTTGTCTTCTACTGTTTGCCATGATGTATAATAAAATATTCCACAATTTATAGCATCCAATAATCCAAACAATACTATTATATATGATTTTACAATCATACAACCAGTGACAACATAGAATGTTAAGGATAATCTACAGTAATATATATCTAATGTTGTGCTTTTATTTGTCTTCCTATATTGTAACCAATTATGACATGATATTAATGACGCAAATATGGTAATAATACTATGTAAATACATTTCATTTTGATAAGCAATATATGCTGGAATAAGAAACAATATTGATGAACATACTAAAATATTATCATTTTCAACATTTTGTTTTATAAATGAAAACATTTATAAAACCTTACAATTTATTCTACTTATTTAAATTCATTATTCATAATATAAATTTATAAAAATAATTCAAAGATTTAATACTATTATAATATATAATACAATTATGAGTATTAAACCATTATACGAATTATATAATATCCCTTGTAAAGAATTTGATGAAATTAAATGCATACAAAATAAATTAAATATTACAAAGAAAAAACAAAAAATATCTGATGAAGAAATGAAAATTCCTTGTAAAAATACATTATACTACTTTGAAACTACCAATTATTCATCCTCTCAATTAAAAGTAATTGCCAAACATTATAAATTAAAATTGTCTGGTAAAAAAACAGATTTAATAAATCGCATTAAAAATTATTTGATGATTGATAAATATGTTTTATTATTACAACGATTTACACGAGGTTATTTGCAAAGAACTTATAATTTGCTACATGGTCCAGCATATTTGAAAAGAGATTTATGTACCAATGATAGCGATTTTTATTCACTAGAACCTTTAAGTGAAATACCTTTTCATCAATTCTTCAGTTTTAAAGACGATGATGGTTTCATTTATGGTTTTGAAATATCTTCTATTTATCATTTATTTAAAGAAAACAATTATTTTGATGTTGAAAATCCATATAACCGCAAAATGATGAACAACCAAATATTTATGAAGATATGTCATATTGTCAGTTTGAGTAAACTATTGAAATTCAAAATAAATTTATGCATTGAAAAAGATGTTCCTGAAATAAGTGTGGAAAAAGCATTAGAATTGAGGTCTCTAGAATTATTTCAATACATTAACCGACTTGGAAATTATAGTTCAAATGAATGGTTCTTATCTTTATCCAAAGTAAAACTTATCAGATTTTTAAGAGAATTAGAAGATATTTGGGATTATAGAGCATCTATTACACCACAAAATAAAATGCGAATTTGTCCTCCAACAGGTAATCCATTTTTAGGAATAAATGTTTTAAATTTGAGATTTATAGACGATATTATAAAATTAAAAATCATCGTGTTGAATATTATGGAAAATTTTATTTACGCCGCAAGAGATGAAACTTATCAAAATCTTGGTGCTATGTATGTTTTAGGAGCATTGACTATTGTAAATGAAAACGCAGCAAGTGCTTTACCATGGTTATACGAATCATTTTCTATTGTTGCAAATGATTCTGATTCCGATTCTAATTAATATTTTCTTGTAAATGAAATAACATTTTTCCAATATTTTCTCATAATTTAATAAATATTTTTGTAATTAATTTAATTTAATTCAATTAATTTAATTTAGACTTATTATCATTTAGTATATATTATAAATAAATATATTTATGCGTAAAACTACTTAAAAAGTAAATGTTTAGATATAGTATAATAAAATGGCAAAGGCAAAGACTACAAAGACTACTACTACTCCCGCTACTGAACCCAAGGCAGCCAAGAAGGCAACCAAGAAGGCCGCTCCCAAGAAGGAGGAAGCCCCTGTTGTTGTCCCCGAGGTAACCAACGAGGTTGTTGAGACCCCTGTTGTTTCTACTCCCGTTGATGAGGCTGCCAGTCTATCTGCTCAAATGTCCGAGTTGATGACTACTTTCCAACGCTTGAGCACCGAGGCTCGTTCTGCTGTCACCAAGCTTCGTGCTCTTGATAAGCAATACCAAAGAACTATCCGTGTCGCCCAAAAGAGCAGCAACAAGAAGCGCAAGAACTCTGGTGCCCCCCGTGCCCCTTCTGGTTTCGTTAAGCCCACTCTTATTTCCAAGGAGTTGGCTTCCTTCTTGAATAAGCCTCACGGTTCCGAGATGGCCCGCACTGAAGTCACCAAGGAGATTAACTGCTACATCCGTGCTAACCAACTCCAAGACAAGCAAAACGGTCGCATTATCAAGCCCGACACCAAGCTTGCCAACCTTTTGAAGATTGGTAAGAATGACGAGCTCACTTACTTTAACCTCCAAAAGTATATGAGCCCTCATTTCGCCAAGATGGGTAACAAGACCGCTCCCACCACCACCGCTTAAATAATGAAATAAAAATTAATTATAAAATGAAATAAAAATAGATTATAAAATGAAATAAAAATAGATTATAAATTAATCACCTTTTGGTCGCATAGCTCAGTTGGTTAGAGCATCCGGCTGTTAACCGGGAGGTCGCAGGTTCGATCCCTGTTGCGACCGATTTTATAAATAATATGTCAAATTTGATTTATTATTTATTATTTACTATTGTTTCAAATACTTATTTAATGCTTTCTTCTAGTTCTGAATCTAGTTTTTCTCTTTTTGTTACCCTTTCTTTTCTTCTTATTCGTCTTCTTCTTTGCCTTTCTAGTTTTCTTCTTATTTGTCTTCCTTCTGCGACGACGAGATTTGCCTCCTGATATAGCACAATTTTTTTTTATTTTAATGGTTGTTTTTTGTGCTGTCTTTTTCATTAGTTAATATAAACATAAGAACATTTTTGTAAAAATCATTAATTGATCTATTGTTCAATTTTTCGTTAAGATATTTTATCGCATTATTTATATCTTCACAATTTTCCCAAGCATAATTAGTTAATTCTTGAAACGCACTTGTATTAATATTTTTTGGAATGTCTATATTAATATCTGTATTGCTAAGTTCATTATCCCAATCCAATCCAGCTATTCTCTGGTAATGACCTTTTCCGGGTAGTGGTTTAGTGGTTATTTTATTTCTCTTTGCACTTATATTATTAAGTTCAGCTTCAATTTTTTTTTCTTTTATTTTTTCGATTATTCC